CCGTGTAAGAGAGTTTGAAAACCAAATCAAAGGAATAAGATGACAAAACAATTAGAAACAGGTGAAAAGGTTGCCGCAAAGAGAACCGTGGCAAGAGAAAAAGTGGTTAAGAAAACTAACGTTGTAAGTGGAATGCTTCCCTCTCCAGACCCAATGGCCGCTGTGGTAACGCTTGACGATATCCTCGGAACAAGATCTTCAGCCTCTCCATGGAAAGTAAAGAATTTGGAAGACCTCGAAACTCAAATGGCAGAAATGAACCTTGTAGACTTACAAAGACTTGCGACAAGAGTCGGGCTACTTCCCGTTTCTGATAGGCGCGTTTTAAAAGGTCGCCTTTCTCGCGAATACAGAGTTCAAGCAAGAAAAAATACGCAAATTGACATGAGCAATTGGGTAGACCCAGATGATTCGATTCAAAATGCGTCTGAAGAGCAGACGAAAAGAGTTCGAAGAATTCTTAGAGAGGGATCATAAGCCATGTCTAGTATTGGCGATTTTGCTTCTGGCGTATGGGTAGACTTGGGTAGCCCTTCAAACGTCTCCATTGTTTCAATCAGTGGTTGGTCGGAGGTTAATATTGGCGGTCTAAACATCAAAATAGATACCTCCTTCTCCATTTCTGGCGATGACTTCTCTCCATCATTTGGAACGACGGAAAGTTCTATCTATGAACAGATGTATAAGATCCAGTATTTTGAGCAAAGAACGTATGAGGCAATCAATGGGATTTTTGACGAGAGCACAATGGACTGGTCAAACTTGTCAGAGGGAGACAGCAAGATAACAAGAACCAATCGCGGTGAGCTTTTGAAACTATATCGAGGGATGCAAAGAGATGCTCAATTAGAGCTTGATAAATGCATCGGGTATTACAAAAGTAACCTCGCAAATCCAATTCAAGTTGCGGGCGATGACGCTCCATCTTCTCCTGTCCTTAACTAAAATGGTAAGTTTAATCTCAGACGCCAACAAAGCGAGTATAGACGATGCCTTTAATTCCATCCACGACACGTTTAGACGGCCCATAAAAGCCTTTAAAGATGGAAAGAGGGTTATTGTATCATCTAACCCGAACTACAACCATATTTACGGAAATCGGCCAAAGACCAGCAACGTAAGATATGAGGAATCAGAGCGTTTGATTTATGCCCGTATTTTCTATTTTGCAGGGGAGAAACCAAAGACTCCCCTTGACGCAACAAAAGGCGACGATCTAAAACTCAGCATAGATTCTGGCGAGGTTCGCTTGAAGATGTCTAATGAGGATTTCAATTGGTTGGGAAATGTGAACAGGATAGAATTTGACAGCAAAATATTTCAAGTCATCTCAGACGAGATCCCACATGGAATGTTCACCTCCAGTTATAAAATGTTGATATTGAGGAGCCTTGATTAATGAAGGTCAATACCAAAGAGGTAAGGTTGCAATTTGCGAAACAGTTCTGGAATACAACCACTGGAAAGCACTTTGCCTTGGGTCAAGCTCGACAAAAATCCAACGTTGCAAAACGCTTTATGATTAGAGAGTTTCAAAATGATCCAGTTACCAAAGAGTTACAAGGTGGCAAAACTGCGCCGCACGAATCTGGATTGATCAGCTATGGTGGCCCACGCGGCGAAAGGGAGAATGTAAATCTTTACACGTTTTTTGGCTTCCCATCTGGAGACCCAACCCGAAACTTGGACGCTCTTTTAAATAGACACATTCCTATTACTTCAGTTGGCCCTCCTATTAACTTGAGATATACGTTCAAAATGGGCGTTCCAACAGAGTTGGAAATCGAAGATGTCACTAAGCTCGCCCAATGGGGTGTTGGAAATGCATCGTGGGCAAAAATGCTGGAGGATGGATCTTTAAATGAGAATGTTCGGCATTACGCCGTCCTGTTTGACCTTGATCCAAGACTTGCAAGAAAATACAGTAGGACTGGAGTTGCGCTGCAACTAAAGAATAAGGTGTTGCCGAACTCAATCGAAGCTTACCCATACATCAGCAAAATCTTAGACATGTTTAAAAATACAATTGGAAGGCTGTTTTCATAATGCAAGACCAATACGTAAACAAGGTCGTCTCTAGCTTCTATCTTTGGCTTGACCATACGATTTTGTCAGATGGAGAGGGTTACGAAAACGCTTCCTCGAACCTGTATTATAACGAAGATTCCCAGCTTGGTGGAAAAATCCCATATTCATCCCCCTTCAAACAGTGGGGAGCAGATTCCAGCGTTACAAGCATAAACATCCCAAGTGGCGTTTATGTGAGCGGGGAATTTATAGCAAGGGGTGTCTCTGGATTGGAAATCGATTACGACAATGGCCGCGTGTTATTCGACGAAAGCGTTGGATCGGGCTTGTCAGATCTCAGTGGAGATTTTGCTTACAAGGATTTTAACGTCTATGTTGTCGAAGATTTTGAAGAAGAGATCTTGTTTGAAAAGCGATACATAGAAAATAGCCGCTTTGATCAGGACATAGTTTCAGGCGTAGAGCCCTACTCCTATGCAATGCCCGCATGCTTTATCTCTTCCATCGAATTAGAGAATAAACCTTGGGCTCTTGGTGGAACAGACGAATCTAAAACTAAAATCCGAGTCATTCTTGTAACAGACGATGGGTTTAATATGGATGCTTGTGTGTCCTTATTCATGAATAAAGCTCATAAGCATATTAAAATTTTCGATGATATTGGAGTCACCCCATTTAACGAATACGGGGATCTCAAATCTTCTCTTAGTGGGGATTACAACTATTTAAATACCATCGATGAGAACTCTGGGCATTTGGCTTATGTAGAGCGTGTCTTTGCTTCAAAAATTGGGGGAACGCAAGAAAAAAGAAATTCTAACATGTCGATGGCATATGCAGATTTTTATTTGAGCGACCCAAGGATTCCCAATTAAATGAAAAGAGTGTAACCTAATTAGAATTCAATAGGATAAGGAAATAAATTATGGCCGTCTTTTACCAATCAGAATCAGTGGCTTTAAAGCCAACTGGAGACACAAATAGTCAAACAACCCTACCAACTTTACAGTCCGTCGGCGTAAACTTTAGTGCCCAACGAAACAACGTGCAAAGACTTGGTAAGTTTTCGGTGATGCCATACCGATCAGCAAATCAATGGCCAACAGTAAACTTTCAAAGCGAATACATTCCAACTGGTTATGACGTAGAACAAGCGCTTGGTTTGATGGGAACTGGAGCAATGGAAACAGGAACTTCCGCTGGACCATCAAGCACCTCGATTGTTGACGCCCTCACTATCTCAAGCCAGTATTCATGGAGCGATATTGATGTAGCCATAAGAGAAATGGTATTAGAAGGAACGGAAAGCGCTTTCTCTACTCTTTCTATTTCTGAAGGTGTTCTCACAAATTACAGCTTTCAAGCTTCTGTAGGGCAGGCTCCAAAGGTTTCTTTCTCTATGGAAGGATTAGACGCAGGGGTTTCAACTTCATCCTTCTCTGTAGACACCCCAAGTGACTTAAGTCCAACCTTGCGCCCGCAAGATATGCAGCTTTATTTGCCAACAGGATTATTTGGTATTGCTGACAACGGGGTCCACGTTCAAAGCGTTAACATTGGTATTCCTCTCGGTCGCACGCCACTCATTAGACTTGGAGAGCAGAAGGCATTCTCTAGGGAGTTGCAGTCTCCCGTAATTGTGACCGCGCAGATTAGCGCAATAATGTCTGGTTTCAAGGCAACCTCTTCAACAACAGACTCTGATGAAATGACCCAGCTTGTTGCGGGAAAATTTATTGATGATGACTTTGTCGTTAGGGTTTGGCAACCAGTCGAAACGGGAAGTTCAACAACTCAAATGATTAATTTTGTTTTGAGAAAACCTTACTTAGAAAACATTGGTTGGTCAAACTCTGTAGGCGGGTATACGGCTGTAGACTTACAGTTTTCTATTCCATGCGCTCCTGTTGATGATGGGTTTGGTCAAACAGATGGAGAGAGTAATGTTATAATTAGTGGAAATCTTGATACTAGCATTGTAATTTAACTCGTTATCAATTCCCATTTTACATAAAGCTGTGTAAAAAGAAATAACTCAAACTTTGAATTTTAAAGAAATAGTAAATTATGTCAAATAGAAAAAGAGTCATTTACCAATCACAAGCATTATACGCTGGCCCAAGTCCTGCGAGTGGAACACATATTCACCCTTCTGGTGCGGCATCTGGAAACTACACAAACGAACTTTACCGTGTCCAGTCAGCAAGCTATGCTTTTAACGTTGCAAGACAAGATGTTAACCAATTCGGACAACTTGCCGCAATCGACAGGATTATTCTTGAATCACCAACCGTTTCATTAGATTTTAATTATCTTCTTACTGACGGAACAAATGAGACGGGGATTGGCCTTGATATTGGAGGCGCAGTCTCTACAATTTCTGGCATTTTAACAAATGTTACTGATGAGCGTAATTATTTTATTCTCACGACCCCAGAAGGAACCGACGCGGTCAGCAATGTGGCTGAAACAAGCCGAACGACTGTAGGTGTCGGAAACGGATTTTTAAGTAACTACACTGCGGAAGCAGCGGTTGGAGGGTTGCCAACGGCGTCCGTCACTGTTGAAGCCCTTAACATGAAGATTGATCCAGGTTCTAGTGGTTACGCTATTCCTGCTGTCAATCCAGAAAACGGCCTTGCAGTTGAAGGCGTTGATTATGTTCTTCCAATCGCACTTCAAGGAACTGGACAGCCTAGCGCTTTACAACCAGGAGACGTGACTCTAACCTTGAATACTCCTTTCGGCGCAAAAGTAACTGATCAGTATAGTGAGGGAACTGCGCACATTCAAACCTTTTCGTTGCAAGTCCCAATTGCTCGTGAACCTCTCCAAAGGCTAGGATCTAAATTTGCGTTCAGTCGTGAAATTACATTCCCAGTTACAGTTTCGTTAAACGTTACTGCAAACGTTGCAGAGTTACACTCAGGAAGTCTTGCGGACATGATTTGCGCAGATACGGCAAATGACCTAACAGTCACCCTTAGAGAGCCAAGTTGCACGGGAACAGGTCCAATTTCCCTGTTGTATACTCTCAAAAACGCAAAGCTTGATAGTCAAACCTTCAACTCTTCTATCGGCGCGAACCAAACGGTTGACCTTGTATGGTCTGCTCAGATTGGTGGCCCAGAAGATACGGATAATGGCTTGTTTATTAGTGGTTCAGCCACTTAATAGCCATCAGGCTATATTTTAAGGTTGAGCGATAAATTTAAGGGGCCACTTTAAAAGTGGCCCTTTGTTTGTCCAAGTATAAAGGAAAAGGTATGAAGATAGGAAATTTAAAGGATTTGTTCGAGTTTCAAATTCGAAGAAATACGAATCGTTTATGTCGCAGTTTGTTGATGACGCTGGAAGATATCAATGCAGAAGAAGAAATTCTTTCGCAGAAGAGAATGTCCCATTTAAGAAAAAGGGTTTTAGATCATGGTAATGATTTTATTAGAGACCTTATCTCTGAAGTGAAAAATTACAGAATTGACTTGGATTTTGACGATGAGTGAGTATAATAAGGAAAGAACAAGGAATAAGGAATATGGAAAAAAAACAAGAGAGAATTGTTTCGAATAAGGAAATCTATAGTTTTGAAATCGTAACGACGAAAGAAGTTCCCGATACTAAGATTAAGAAAGATGAAGAGGGCGTCGAGGTGAAAGAAACTCGCATGGTCAAGAAAAAGATCCCCACACGACTTGTTATTGCCCGTCCGACGCGAAAGCAAATGGATGAGGCAGACTTAGAGTTTGCAATTGAGCAGTCAAAGCTTATTAAAAAGGGTATTTTAACTCGTGCAATGATCACGAAGAAATACGCAGATACGGGAGGTCTCTTGACAAGTGATGAGGCGAAGTACCTTACTGAAAGATACAAGAAGCTCGCCGAGCTACAGAGTGAATTTGTTGCGATTGGTGTCAAGGTTAAGCGCCCAACAAAAAACCAGAAATCAGATTTCAAAAGAATTATCGAAGAGATCAACGAGATTCGAAAAGAAATCGCAGACATTGAATCTTCTTACAGCGGAATTTTCCAGCACACGGCAGATGTCAAGGCATCAAACCATGTGATCTTATGGTATACTCTTATGCTTACTCATATTGAGGAGGACGAAAAGGAAGATGGGAACGCAGAATGGACTCCATTCTTCAAGGGGAAAACCTTTGAGGAGAGAGTCGAGAGCTATTACGAAAAAGAAGAAGATCCTGACGAGCTTTACATCCTATCAAGACAGAAACTCGCATATTTCATTAGCTTCTGGTATAACGGCGCTGCTTCAGACAATGAAGATTTCGTGAACTTAGAAAAAGACATGGAAGAGGGAAATGTCTAATGAAGAAAGACTTGGGTTGCTTCGTAGGGTCTTCAGCGATGTAGCGCGTGGGTTTACTATCGGCTTTTTAAAAAATAAGCCAGTCTATATAAAGCACCTCTCCCATCATGATCAGGTAGACTTGGAAATCATTCACAAGGGTTTTGTTGACAAGGCGGTTCGTGACGGAGTTCCCACGGAGAAAGAGATGCTTGAGGTTCTCAAGGATGGCGGCGTTTGGTCAGATGACGACGAGAGCGAACTGGAAGGGCTAAAGAAGGTTATTCAATCTGAAACCGACAATAAGGCGAACGCTTTTTTGAAAGCTCAAGTTGACAACCAAAACGAAGCCATTAAAAAGGCTGAAGAGGAATACTGCGAAAAGGCATCTGAAAGAGAGAAGTGCGTTGGTATAACGGCGGAGTCTTATGCGGACAAGCAAATCAATAGATACTATATCTCTCGAAGCCTATACAAGGACGAGGGGTTTATAACTCCTCTTTTAGATCAAAGCAGCGAAGAGTCTACCGATGGAAATCTTCGGGCGATTGTTTCTTGCTACAATATTTCGATGGAAGACATGCAGGATGGAAACCTTAAAAGGCTCGCAATCCAAGACTTCTATCAACTGTATTGGATAATGAGCGGGGAAAACCTCTATCATTTTTTTGGCCTTCCAATTTGTAATTTATCGCACTTTCAAATCAGGCTTGCGTCATTTTCAAAAACCTTTGGAAGCTTACTGCAAGAAATCGAAAACGTTCCAGATCACATTCGCGAAGACCCTGATGCCCTTATGGATTATGTCAAGATGGCAAAAGAGGGAAGGAAGAAAATGGAAAATACAAGAGAAGATGCGGCTGTCTCTATTGTTGGTGCGACGAAGGAAGACTACAAGGCTATGGGATATGACACTTCCAATTCTACGACGTTCGAAAACGAACTCAAAAAGAAGAAGGACGCTGGTAATGAAGAAAGTTTAAATATGCATGATATTATGAACTTGATGGGCGTTTAGTAAAAAAAATGGTGTAAATTAAATAGAGTCTTATTACCAAGGTCTAAGGTATGCCAAGAAATCCCGCAGTTACTATCGATGTTCGAGCGAACACGAGGCAAATGGAGCGTCAGATTGTCTCAGGTGCTTTACAAGCACAAAGGACAATTTCGTCACGTCCTATTCCTATCCACGCCGATACAAAAAACGCTTCCCAAGCCTTAGGGCGAATCTCTGGACAAGCGAACGAATTCAACAAGTCACTTGCAGCTTCTACCGCCCGTGTTGTTGCGTTCGGTGTTTCCGTTGGTATTGTTCGTTCGATCACAGAATCATTTAAAGAGCTTCTTCTCCAGACACGCCTTGTTGAAAAAAGTCTTGTAGATATTAATGTTATCTTCGGAGCATCTTCATCAGATTTAGAAAAATTTGGTTCTAGGCTTTTCGGAGTTGCTCAAAAAACCGCTCAATCTTTTGCGACGGTAACAGAGGCCGCAGTTGAATTCTCTCGTCAAGGTTTGAGCATGGAGGAAACCTTAATAAGGACTCGTGACGCGCTGATCCTTACTCGTATTTCTGGACTTGACGCTGCACAGTCCGTTCAGACACTTACCGCCGCCGTTAATGGATTTGGACAGTCCGCCTTGAATACCACAGAGATTATCAACAAGTTTGCTATTGTTGACGCAGGGTTCGCTGTTAGCGCGAAAGACTTGGCAGACTCCTTGGCTCGTGCAGGTTCCGCCGCACAGGATGCCAATATTTCCTTTGATGAGTTACTTGCTCTTACAACGGCAGTCCAGCAAAGAACTGCTCGTGGTGGTGCTGTTATTGGTAATGCTTTCAAAACCATTTTCGCACGAATTCAAAGTTCTTCGAGAATCGATCAATTGAAAAGTCTTGGTGTCGAAATTGATGCGACACAAACAGGAATGCAGAAGCTCTTAGCGATCTCTACGTCTCTTGACAGTAAAGACGTTTTAAAGGCTGCAAAAATTAGAGAGTTGCTTGGTGGTGTTCGTCAAGTCAATATCGTTTCTGCCGTAGTAAGAGATTTGAGCAAAGAGTATAGTATTTTCAACAGCGCGTTAAGCATGTCTCTCGGCGCTACGGACGACGCCATTCGTCGTAACGAAAACTTGAACCAAACCTTAGATACGCTTGCAAAACAAGGTGTTCTCGGTTTGCAGAAAGCACTTGCGAAGTTGGGTGACATTGGTATCGGGGATAATTTAAAAACGATTGTCGCCGTGTTTAACGGTGTCATTAACAGCTTCAACAATACCCTTGATGGAGAGGGAATTGGGTCTGACTTTGCGAAAGGGTTTGTTCGTGGGGTAAGCAATGTCTTGAGCGGTCCAGTTCTTATTGCGTTGGGCATCATTCTTGTTCGCATCTTGCGTGAAACCTTCGTCTTTGCAAAAGACGTTGTCAAATCAATGGGTGTGGTTAATGGGGCAACTAGCCAACAAATTCAATTGCAAAAAAGCATTGGCGACGTGCTGAAAAGAAATAGCGGGGAATACCTCCTCCAATTGCGCTCATCAAAAAGTGCCGCTTCTCAACAAGAGGTATTACTTAAGATTCTCCAAAAGGAAATTCTTGCCCAGCAAGTGCTTAATAGAGAGATGTTGAATTACTCTAGGATCGCAGTTACCGCAGGATTCCGAAGGGGCGCTGGAGGTGTGCTATCCGTGAAAAGTCGCGGCGCTGTCCCCACTGCCGCAGAGGGTATCCTCCCAGCCGTCGCAGAAGAGTTTCAGTCAGTTCGAAGTGGTATAGGAGGGGCAAGACCCTCTGACAAGCCAAGAGTCATCCCAAGCTTTGATTTTGGCGGTGGTAAACGCGGTCCAATTGTTGCCCACTCTGGAGAGAAAGTTGTTGAGAACTTCATGGGCTCTTCGGGAAGTGCCGTGTTCAATCGAGACATGATTAACGCCGCAGGAGGAATCACCTCACTCAAGAAATTTGGAAACGTTAGAAACGTTGCGTCTGGAGTCATCCCTAACCTCGCAGGTCTACCACCAATAGCGCGAAGATCGTTAATACAAGACGCATGGTTTAAGAAAGAGTCAGGACTCGGAGCAAATAAACTTTTTGCACAAAAACCCGAAGAAGCAATTTTACTTGCCTCAAAATTTGGGAACAAGGTATTCCCAAGAATGAAATCTAATGTTGGCATGTCCTCGTTTGTTAAGTCCGTGGATAGAAGCTCTCGACCAGACGATATTGTCGATAAGATCAGAAGCTTTGGATTCGCGAATGGAATAATCCCAAATCTCGCAAGATTCGAGGGCCTTACGCGAATAGTTAAAACCATAAAATTCAATGGTCAAAAAGCAGTTTTCAGTCGTAGAAAAAGTGACGACGAGTTTGAGTCATTCCTAAAAAGAACATATCCTGGAATTGGTCCGCAGGCAATCGGAAAGTTTTATCAACAGGGCCAGAAATATGAAAAGAATCGCTTGTTCAACCAAGTTCACCTTGCCAGAAAAGGGCATGGAGTAGAAATTTTAGGAAAAGGGGAAGGTGGCTCATTTATTGCGAAGCGTGCAAAAATGGACGTTCAAGATGCGATAGACCGTGGACTTATTACCCAAAGAGAGGCCAAGATAGGTATTGATGCAAGACTTGGTGCGATGAAAAAAGATGGTCTTAAGCTTTTCGATGCAAGACCTCCAAATTTCTCCTTTCCAGATTTTAAGGTTTTGGATGCTGGTGGTCTAAGGGGGATAAAGCGTGCTGCAGCAGGGCAAATTCCTGAATTCGCAACAGTCTTGGGCGAGTCAGTCCAGCGAGAAGTGGGAGCGCTTCGCGGCTTAGGGGTTTCCCCAAGTGACGCCTCTAATGCTATTCGTGTCGGCTCAAATGCAACATTAAAAAATTCAGCGAATCCTCAAGGACTCGGCGTTTTCAACTCGCTCCAAGAAAACTCACTACAAGACGCTTTAGTTGCTCATCGTGGAGAGAACGTAAAATTTGCGGGCGCGGGCGCGGGCGCGGGCGCAGGTGCAAACGCATCCAATGGACTTATTCCTAATTTAGTTGGTGGATTTTCCACAAAGAACCTAACGGACATTGAAGTCCAGAATGTTTTCCAGCAACTGAACAAAAGAGCTAGGGAGACGGGCGGCAAGATAAGAGACTACGGCACTGACATTAAGAAGGCAAGACAAGCCCTTAATGGACTAACCAACTTCACTGGAGACACAGCGAAGGAAACGAGAAAACTTTCAAGAAGCCTTGCTAACGAACAACGTCAAATTCGCACACGTCAAAAAAACCTACCTGGGGTCTCTCAACTCGCCTCTGGAGTGCGGGGCGCGACACCTCTTGCCTCTCAGGTAAACCAATCTGTAATCGAGGGAAGACTGAAGGTTAAGGCAGCCATCGAAAATAACAGGTTGGAAAGAGTCAAGTCTGATTTTGTTTCGGGGAAAATAAGCAAGCAGACACCTGCGGACGCAAGAGCAATCGCGTTACAGGAAACAACAAGGTCTCTTAAGGGCAAGGGCTTCAGTCTCCAAGAAATCCAGAAACTCAAAAACTCAACTGGCAAGGTAAGTCGTGATTTCTTTGAAAAAGTGTTCAGGGAGGCAAACACCTCCATTCAAAAATCTTTAAAGTCAGAGAAAGAAGCGGCCACAAGGAAAAGAGGCGCGACACTTGAGGGCACTAAAGCGATCTCCACGAGAATTTCACAGATTAGAGAAGACAGAAGGTTGACGGGTGTCCAAGCAGCTTTTATCGAGGGAAAAGAAAAGGGCATCGCAAGAGAGGATTTCCAAGAACTCACAAAAAGAAGGGCGTCCTCCGCGCTATCTGAACAGGGATTCTCTCCGTCAGAAATAAGGAAGCTGGAAACAGCACCAAAAAACACAGAAAGAGGAAAGTTCTTTCAAGAAACCTCTAGGGAGCAATCAAATTTATTGGCACGATCCTTCAAGGCAAGGAGAGAGGAAGGTCTAGCTACTGAATTTCAGATTAAAAACGAAAAGGAATTAACAAAATTAAGGAAGGGCGGCTTTCTCAGCGGTTTAATGGGGACAGACAAGAGAGATAGAGATAGACTGCTTAAACAGGTTGGAAGCGGTCGATTAGGTGGCGAAGCTCGAAGGTCTGTAAGAGGGGCGTTCTCACAGGGACAGGAAGCCCGCTCGGGCAGGGGTTCTACGTTTGGCTTCGGTGCAGCGTTTCTCGCTCCATTAGTCGGGGGCTTTTTTGATCAAGTCGCGGACAGGACTGAAGGGGCAACATCAAAAACAGCGACAGTTGCTGGAAGCGCAGCGCAAGGTATCGGCTATGGAGCTTTATTTGGGAAAAAGGGTGTTATTGGAATTGGTCTTATTGGATTGGGTATTGGACTTGTAAAGGCTCTTGATCCGATGAACAAGAGTGTCAAAGACTTTTCGAAAGAGGCAGAGAGTGCTGTTTCAGCACAAAACAAGGTGACGAACTCTATCCAAGAATACATGAAGGTCCAAGATAAATTTAATTCGATTCTTGAATCAGGCGCAGACATCACCGCTCAGCAAGCTTCTGTCTTCCAGCAAACCTTGGAGACGATACTGATAAATACTGGAGATGCAGGACTTGCAGAAAAATTCCGAAAAACCCAAGGAAATCAACCCGAACAAGAGGAAATACTTTCAAAAACCCAAAAAGAGTTGAATAAGAAAAGAGTTGGTTCAGAGCTTGACCGTGACTTCGCTGTTTTGAATAAGACATCTGGATTTTTAATTCTTTCTGCCGACTCAGTTCAAAGAGACCTACTTTCAGGGTTGAAAAGCGGCGCAACGCGAGAAGAAATAGACCCTTTGATTAGACGTATAGTCGGAAATGCCCCAGACTTAACAAGGGAGAGGCGAAGGGATATAGGCGCTTCTTTCACTAAGGCTCAAGCCTTTGGAATCACTGAAGGCGAAAATTCCAAAGAGGTTGTTAACGAGTTAAACCTTGCACTTTCTAAATTTGGAATAAGCTCAGAAGGTGCAGTGACCCTAACCAATAGTTTGACTGATGAATTTTCGGCACTTGACTTCTTTGTGTTGTTAGAACGGGTAAAAGATTTGAAGCTTGAGGGTAACGCCTTGGCCAAGGTCTTACTGGACAGTCAACGAGCACTTGTAAATTTTAAAAGCGAGGTTGGTGGGTTATCAAGATCGTTGAACTTGACAACAGGTCTCACTAACATAAGAAACAATGCTGTAAGGGACGTTACTCTGAATCGAGCGAGCGAACAAGCAAAGGCTTTGGCTCCGAACTTATCAGAAAAAGGGCAATTAGACCTACAGACACGCATTGATTTGGAAGGGGTCAAGATAAAGAGACTGAGTCAAATAGAGGGTGCTGAAGAAGACTTTGCCAAAGCATTAAGGTCTTTCCTTAGAAAAGAAGGGGTTCAAGCAAAGTCAAAGGGCGGTGAAAACATTAATCAGAAAATTCTTGAAGTATTGGACAAAGACTCTGGGGCGATGCTTGCTGTTGCTAAAGAGGTTGGTCTGGGACAAGTGAAGTTAGAGAAAATCAAAAACAACCAAATTCTTCAAGTCGAAAAGATAAATTTTGACGCCACAGTAAACTCTCAAAAATTTGTAGACTCTAATGAAATTCAAACGGGGGCCTTGTTTCGTGCTCAAAAGTCTCAGGCATTCGGTGGCGATATATTCGGGTTCCAGACTCCTCCCGCATTAGCAAATTTTGGTAGGTCTGCAAGGCAAAGCCGTTTTGGCGGGGTCGAAGGAGAGAGAGGAAGAAGGGGATCTACTATTGCTCAGCTTGAATTCCGCCGTCTGTTTCCAAGTGTAAAAGGAGCGTTCGACGAAACCCAAAACAAGGTATCTATTGCAGAAGAGTTTGATCGTAAATCCTCTGGAATCATACAGTCTCAACTAAGTGGTGTTGGAAAGGGTAGCGCGGAAACGTCTGTTATTCAGGGCATTATAGATTCAATAGACCAAGGTGGTTCTCTTCGTGGGGCGATATCAGGCGCAGAAGGACGCGTTTCTGAGGAATCATTCGGAGCTTTAGAGGACATCGCTCGTTCTGCTGAGAAGTTGTCTGAGCAACGAACTGAGATTGTAAATGAAACGTTCAAAAACCTGTTTAAGGCAGACGAGTCTAAGACAGCGGACGCCATCGTGTCAGGGATGCAGACTGCTTTTGGAGATAAGTTTAATGCGTTACCAAGCATCGCTTCTAATACAGGAGAAACAAGTCTCAAATTACAAGATTTAGTCAATCTCAATCTAGGTAAAACCGCAGAGGCAAAAAGCGCAGATCTTGTGAATAAGGCCGTTCTACAACTTGATAAGCAGGTTACGACAGATTTCGCGATGTCAAAAGAAGAGAAGGGTTTTCTTTCAAACGAAAAGGCAGACACCCTTGCGAATATCACAAGGCTTGAGGAGGCGATCAGTACGCTTGTATGGGAAGGCCCCAGTTTTACCGTTGGGGATGCTATGGAATCGTTAATTGGTTCCGTGATTACAGACAATTACGGACCCGACCAACAGGCCGATAGAAAGGTGCTGAAAGGTGCTCGCGCCCTTGAAGGAAAAATAAAAATAGAAAAAGAAAAGCTTACAAGTATTGGCGAGAGGCAAATTGCATTAGACAAGGCGACCCCACTTCTTAAAGCTCGAAGTGGGACTGCGGCAGACAGGTCGAAATTCTTACTCGGGCAAGAGGGCTTAGACCCTGCTGATAAAATCGTATTAGAGAGAGCTTCCGCTGTTGGAAATGCCGCTGTTGAAAACGCTAAGGCCAGACTTAAGATCAGGGTTAAGGAAGCCATGTCTGGAACTGAATCACCTGAGATCGCGTCACAATTGACAAAAGCCGTCGCTACCGCGAATAAAACCAGAGGAATTGAGCCTGAAACTGAGCCATCTGAAACAGTGGTTCGTTCAATTTTCAAACCAATCGCAGATTTCCTCCAACCCTTTACGCAGTCTCTTCGAGGGGCTTTCGGTGGAAACAATACCAACAGAGCCCCATCTCAAGAACCAGTCCCTGAAGCGAAGGCAGCGAAACTCAAAGAGAACGAAAGAATCGCTCAGTTAGGTAAGTTTCTTTCAAGCTTTAAAGGCCCTACAGGGGAGATCAATGAGACCCGCTTAGGAAATCTCAGCCCACTAACCACGGCATCCACCGTCGCAGAATCAGGCATTAATCTTTCCCGCTTAATTCGCCAAGCAAAAATGCGCATTGACATTTCACCTACTCTAACAGATGAAGAGCGTAAAAGGCTTATTGTTGATTTGAAAGAAATCGCTTTTCGCGCAAACAAGGATCTTAAGCTTAATATTAAGGTTGATTTTGAAAAGGACGTAGAAGTTCTTTCCACGATAGAACAGATTAAAGAGGGCTTGGGTCAAGGGTTCCAACTTTTAAAAGCCGACCTTGAAGATACCTCCGAAATAGAGGTTGCGTGGTCCAATGTTGCCAGCACGATTTCAGAGGGGCTTTCTGAAGCGGTTGTTTCCAGTGCTCAAGATTTCAAGCGTTTAAAATCAGAGGGCATAAGTGTTTTTGATGCCATGGGCGACAGTTTCAGGCAAATGCTGTCTGATATGTTTTCAGACCTTTCTCAGACCCACTTCGACCAAGCTTTTGGAGAGGCGACTTCTGGAGTCGGAACTTTCATCGGCGGCCTATTTGGAAACAGCAAGGCAAGCAGCGGAATAGTCGATTCTTTCAACAATGGCGGTGGAACACGTTCGGGAGTGCCCGCTCTTGTAACGGGCGGAGAATTTGCCTTTGATCCCCAAGCTGTCTCTTTCTACGGAAAAGACTTCATGGAGTCCCTCAATCGTGGGGAAGCAAAAATTGATGGCGGCATACTTCCCAATCTTGGGGGCGTTCAAGGAAGTGCCTTCGGTGGAATGTTAGAGGGTGGAAGCGGCACGAAAGATGATCTTCTTGGGAATTTCCCAGCAGGAACATTCATCTTAAAGAAAGACGCTGTAAACCGTTATGGAAAGGGCGCATTAGAAACAATCAACAACCGTCAATTTGCTGCGGGTGGTCAGATAGAAAGGGCGTTCTTAGGGGCGTTACTTGGATCAGTCTTCTCGCAAGCTCTTGTTGGCGCGGGAGTTGGTGGCTTGACTGCGGCAGTAACTGGAGAGGATATCGGAAAAGGCGCTCTTATGGGCGGTATCGGCGGTGCCATCACTGGTGGAGTCAGTGGCATCGGCGGCGCATTAAGTGGGAGCGCTCCTTCTGGTGGGGGTTTTCTTAAAGATTTTGGATCAAGCTTTGGAAACACGTTCAGCGGCGTAGGCAACCTTTTCGGAGGCAAGGGAGGGGATGACAGTGGCACATCGAGCCTCTTACACAAAATGGAATTTGCTGGAACAGACACCCCAGCGCCTTTCTCTGTCGCCTCATTAGGAAAAGATCCTTTTGGAGGTAGTATTAGCACTCCAAATATGGCTGATATCTCCGACATGAAACCTACTACAATTTCTGGTAAGGGCAATAAGACGGGGCTTTTTGGGAAGTTCGGAGAGGCGTTACTCCCAGGTCTTCTTTCTCTAGGTGCGAGCGCATTGCTTGCCCCATCTCCACCACCAACTGAAGAGTCAGTAATCCAAGGAAAGGGCTCAATTACTCGCGTGAGACCAGACGGGACAGTAAGTATTGAGCATCACAGTTCAGACGGGGCTGGAAGAGTAGAGAATCACAAGCTGGGTCAAGACATGTCAGTTGAGCAGCTTAACAAGTGGCTCTCCTCTCAAGGTGCCGCGCATTACGTTCCAAATGAAACGCCTTCTTTTGCGGGCGGTGGAATGATTGATGGAATAGGAAGCGCAAGTTTCAGGGACGGGGACGTTCTCTCTGGTGTTAGCAAACAATTTACGACAAGCTTAGGGATGCCTTCAAAAACAAGCGCATCAAGCCTTGCGCCTCTCATGATGTCTTCAAGCGAAGCTTCTAATCCAGATTTATTGATGGGAGCAACGAATACTATTAGACAGTCTAATGGCCTCTCACCAATTAGCAACACTGTTAGCAACAGCTTCTCTTCAAGTCACGTATTTTCCCCTTCCAATATTAGCACGTTCAATAGAGGCGGCAATATCTCTAATTTGACGAATACAAGCACAAGCATGCGGACCTCAACCCCAATCCGCTTCTCAGACCCTTCTCCTTCAGTTCGTGGGTTTGCAAGCGGCGGCGCTGTCAGCCCTATCATAAACTCTCCAAGACTTTCCGTGAGCGCTCCTTCCGCCCCAATGCCAAGCACAAGGGTTGTTCGCGCAAATGGTTTCGCAAGCGGCGGGGTTGTCGGTGGGTCAACAAGCTCTCCTCTTGCCGCTCCCGCTGCTGCTCCAATGACAGGTGGCGGCGGAGATACCAATGTTGAAATTAACATAAGTTTTGGTGGCGGCGGAAAAGGTGGCAACCAAAGCGCCCCAGATGGTAAGGGTGATGAAGATACGACGAATACAAACACTCTCGAAGGACGTGCTTTTTCTGGAAAGTTAAAGCAATTAGTTCTAGAATTTATAAGAGAAGAGAAACGTCCAGGTGGGTCTCTAAATAAAAACTCAAGCAAACTTTAAAATAGAAGAAAAGCGTCTATAATACAAGAAGATGGCAGGCATTATACATAACATTACGGTTCAAGCTTACAGCGGTGGAACCTCTTATGAAAGGTATGACATTGTAGAAAACAGTGATATTTACTACGTGTCTGCCGTGGACGAAAACCAAGGAAACGCCCCTGCGACAACGTCCAACTCTTTTTGGAAACGCTTTGGAGATATCGGCTTTGAGATTTCTGACGTTTGGGTTCCGACCCATTCTGTCTCTACGAACAACTCCCCAAGAACCGTAAGTAGGCAGTTAAGTGAAGGGATTATACAAAGAGAGTCTGATGGGATCAATTCCCTGAAGCAGAATATAGAGGTTTCTTTTGTTGGCAGAAAGCCCAAGGAAACGCAAAGTCTTTTGGCGTTTTTCGAATTCATGGGCGGCAAATATGCGTTCACCTATACCCTTCCAGAACCCTACAATGTGGCCAAGAAATTTGTATGTTCGAATTGGGGGATGAGCTATTCATCATTTAGGAAAGATGCTATTTCTGCAATATTTAGACAATCATTCAATCCTATCGTAAGCGCAGGATTAGAAGGAGAGGGTCAACAAGGAAGAGTGTAATAACAATGGAAAAGGAAGAAAATGGAATCAGGAATTTATCAAGTTCAGATTGGAGAGTATTCGTCTGGGGAAAATTATAGTCAATATGACGTTATAGAAAGCGGCTCTTCGTATCATTACTACGTTTCTCGCACAGATGACAATTCTGGCAATATTCTAACAGACACTGGATCTTGGTTAGAGTTTCAAGATACGTCTGGGTGGAACTTTGAAGATGTTTGGACACCTACTTATAGCTCGTCTATTGATACCACCCCACTTTTGGTAGAGTTAAAATTTGGTGATGGATATTCTCAAATCTCAGAAAAAGGACTGACTTATTCACGGCCTGAATTTGGGTGTGTGTTTCAAGGTATCGATACAAGGGAAACGAAAAGTCTTCTTGCCTTTTTTGAATTCAAGGGAGGCGTAGACCCATTCTTTTTCACTTCTCCAAATGGATTTGAGAAACGGAAATATGTTTGCACGTCTTGGAAGCATGAGTTTAAGTCTTTCAATATCAATGACATAAACGCTCGATTCGTAGGAGACGAAGAATAATGGCAAAAAAAATTGTAACAAGAGAGTCTTATAGTCTCGCCCCGTCAACGATGATCGAGCTTTTTGAACTCGACATGTCTATGATCGACGGTGTCAAGCTTCCCCCATCTCAGCAAGTCCTTTACTTCTACAACTTTAAAGAAGAGAAGGGCGGAAGAGGGATCTATTTTGGAGACCCACTTCGACATTACATGCCAATCTCAATAGACTTTAAAAACAACGCAATCAAGGGAGATGGTTCTACGCTACCACGACCAAGGTTAACGATAGGCAATCCAGATGGTATCGTTTCTTATTATTTGAGAGAGAGTTTGGGAATGGTTGGTGCGAAGTTTACACGAAACAGAACGTTCGCAAAGTTTCTAGATGGTCAAACATGGGGTGGGACAAACCCGTTCGGCTCTCACGACCCAGACGCAACAGTTACTGCGGATATTTATTACGTTGATAATATCGTTCAAGAAAATAAAGAATTCGTTGAAATCGAATGCGCCTCTATCTTAGAGGTCCAAGGAGTCCACCTTCCTAGAGCCCGTATGTTCGCCACCCAATGCAATGCGAGCTATCGAAATGATTCGACGTGTTCGTTCAATGCCGCAATTCTTGCAGGAGATGTTACCGTAAGAAGTGGGGTTGATTACACGAAGCCCGTTGCCACAGTTGACAATAGGAAATTCGAAGAAGCCGCTCCAGCAGGTTGGGGGTATACCCTGAATGATCGTGGGACATGGGCAGTGGGAGTTTCTTATGAGGTTGGAGATTTCATTGAGATTGTCACAAACCAAGGAACTGAAGACGACGTTCCACACCCATTCAAGCATTATTTTTACGTTTGCCGCACCGCACACACCTCGACACAGAACCTATACCCAACACGATCTCAACCAGCATTTTGGCTGAGGGACGCCTGCTCACAAAGGATCGACGGTTGTCGCTGCCGCTTCCCTGATGACAAACTAAGGATGTTTGCTTATCCAGGTCTTTCAAGGGCGGAAATGGAGAATACGAAATCATAATGAACAAATCAATTCGAGAACAAGTAAAAAAGCACGCTCTTAGCGAAGCACCAAATGAGGCGTGTGGTTTGATCTATGCAGATTTTATTTCTGGAGAGTCCGAAGTGGTCCCATGTGAGAATATTCATAGAGACAAAGTAAGGAAGTTTAAAATTGACCCAAGGGAATACACAAGGCGTTATAGAGCAACAAGATTTTTTACAATTTACCATTCTCACAATGATACTTTTTTGCGCGAGAAATACAATCGCTTTTCTTCGTCTGACAAAGAGCTATCGGAGGAGTTAGAGCTTCCCATGTTGCTATATGTCAACCCTAATGATACTTGGCACTATTACGAGCCAGAAAACTATCGCCCTGCACCCTTTTTCGGAAGACCCTTCATCCGTGGAATTTGGCAGTGTCATCTATTAAATAGGGATTATTACCGCGTCAAAAATAACATACATATCAAATGGAGTTTTGCATCAGAGGAAAATTACAACTTTTTAGATTTTGAAGAGAACTGCCCAAAAGAATTATTCGCAGATATCCCTTTGGAAAAAATTCAAAAGGGCGACACCATTCTATTTAAGATTGGGGGAACAAAAACACCAAACCATTGTGGTCTCTATTGGGGAAACAATCGTATTTTAGAACATCTCGCAGGTCAAAGATCTCGGGTAACAGAAATTAATGATCGAGTTTTAAAGAGAATTTATAAAGTCATACGTCACAGGAGTTTAATGGATGAGTAAAATATATTTACATGGTCGCTTAGGGCGAAAATTTGGAAGAGAGTGGGAGCTTAAGGTCAAAACCATAAGGGAGATGGTCTGCGCTTTTAACGCGAATACAAAAAACGAGTTTTGCAAATATCTTTTAGAAACAGCAGAGAAAGGAATCGACTACAATTTTGTCATCGGAGAGGATATTATTCTCAATGATCGAGAGGATGTTGGATTAATTGATGGCCCTATAGGGGGGGAAGACGTTCATATTTTTCCCATAGTCAAAGGAAAGGGGATCGACCCAGTCAGCTTGTTGATCCAACTGGTTGTAGCAATTGTAATGGCTGTGGTTTCCGCCCTCATGGCTCCAGACCCACAGGTTGATTTTGGTAAAAGTTCGGACTCTGCAAGAAAGGATTCATACCTTTTTAGTGGTGGTCCACAGCCCGCAAAACAAGGGAAACCACTGCCAGTAGGCTATGGAGAGATGATCATACACCCAATTCCAATTAGCGTTCGTTTTGTCTATGGCAGGGCAACTGGTTCGGGCTCTTCAGAAGAGAGCCCTGGGGAAGGAAGCCTTAATATCGGTTATCCAGGAGATTACAGGCAATATATAAACGGGTATAACTCATAATTTATAATTCATGGCTAATTTAATTCCATTTAATATCGAAGGTTCAAAAGGTAGTACTGCTCCCACTCAACGAAAGCCACGGGAAACGGCAGACACGATTTCCATGACTGGAGAGGCGCATGTTGTTGATGCCCTGTGTGTTGGAGAGATCGAAGGATTGGTAGATCCTGGTCCATCTGGGGTGGGTTCCGCAGATACAAGAAAGCAGCAATCCATTTTCCTTGATGAGGTTCCCTTTCTCCAGTCTGATTTCCCAACTGTCCAACACTCTGTAAGCACTCATTTCAGAGCAGGTGTTTTTGGAGACGATAATCAAATCCCTCCATTTTCAACAAAGCTTGGATCAGCAGATTACGCGGGCGCGGCAGTTCCACTTCCACTCCCATCATCAACACGCATAAGAAAGGCTAGACCTTTAGTTGTTTATTTTTCTTCAAACACATATCCTGATGCCACAAGCGCTCAAGTGAACGTTAAGATTCCAGCGTTGATGGAAACGGTTGCAGATTCAAGTGGGGGTAGGATTGCTGGGGATGTCATTCCAACTTTCGCTTCTTATAGGATATATTTCAGTCTGAATGGGGGAGCCTACAGCCTTGTGGAAAGGGTTTCTACGAGAGAGAAAAGTAGCGGTGGGTTTGTTATAAGCTCTAACGTCCCCTTGACAAAAGATCCAAACGTAAAAACCAACTATTGGAAAATAAAGATTTCAAGAGTGTCAAAGGATTACGACGAGACAACAACAAAGATCCAAGCGCAAACTCACCTTGAATCTGTTATCGCAAAGACAGAATTCAGATACACGTATCCAAATACCGCTGTAAACGCCCTTACGTTTGACGCAAAAACCTTTCCAACCTTGCCACAACGCGCTTATCGCCTCAGGCTAAAAAAGATTAAGGTTCCAGTGGGGTATGTTCCCACACAGTATTTCCCTTACCAGGAAACGATAACAACCGCAAGCGAAGGAGATGTTGGTATTGGAAATCGTAAAATTGTCATGAATCGTGCTCAATATCCAGTAATTTGGGATGGAAGTTTTTCGTCAACAAAAGTCTGGACAGATAATCCTGCATGGATTTTTTACGACATGCTTACTGACAAGCGTTATGGATTAGGAGAGTATATTCCAGGGGACAAAGTTGACAAGTGGACGCTTTACCAAATTGCGCAATACTGCGATGAATTGGTAAATGCTGGAGGCGGAGACCCAAGCATCGCTGAGCCTAGCGAGTCAAGTTCTGATTGGCTCTTGTGGGCCGCGTTTATGGAGCCTCGTTTTGCCTGCAACTTATTTCTCACTGAGAACGAAGAAGCTTTTACTGTGATGAATCACCTTGCTTCTACATTTAGAGGAATCACCTACTGGTTAGGTGGAGCAATTTTTCCAGTCCAAGATCTCCCAAAATCTCCCGTCCAACAGTTCACCAATGCAAATGTTATTGATGGAATGTTTAATTACAGTTCATCAGAGCGTGCTCAGAGGCGCACGGTGGCCCTTGTGAGATGGAATGACCCCGAAGACATGTTCAGACCCAAGATCGAACAGGTAGAGGACATGGAGGGGATTATAAGATACGGAATAAGAGAGAGCGAAACTGCAGCATTTGGATGCACAAGTCGCGGGCAAGCTCACCGCGTAGGAACGTGGACTCTCTTGTCCGAACGTTTAGAAACTGAATTTGTTTCGTTTGACGTAGGCTCGAACAGTCTTTACACTAGACCTGGTCATATCATCTCTGTTTACGATGATTTTAGACTAAGAAGGAAGTCTGGTGGGCGAACCTTAGATGTCAGCGCGTCTCAAGATGTCGTTACTTTAGATAGGTATGTAGACTTTCCAGAAGATCCATTCTTCACTTACAACCTTACGCTTTCAATACCTCAAGGATACAGAGACCCAACTTATACGGGATCAAACCCAGACATTGGCGTCACTGGCTTGAACCAAACTGGAGATATTGCTCCAACATTCTTAGAGACTCAAAGCATATCTGGCTTCGGGTTCACGGGAGACACAAGCTATGTCACTCTTGATGCTCCGTTTTCAGAAAGATATATTGGCGGCACATGGACAATCCAAGCAAATAACTCTGGAATAATTTCTGGCGCATCTGATTACCGCATTCTTACAATGACAGAGACGGAACAGCAGTCAGTGAGAATCACCGCTCTAGAATACTCTGCGGAAAAATATGGACAGGTAGAGTCTGGGTTTGTAGCATCAACCGTTTCAGACGTAACCTACGACAACCTACCTATCGGCCCCCCACAGTCAATTTCGCTTTCAGGATTTTTAAATATAGATGACATTGATAGCTCGACTGTTTATGTAGTCGCTTCGATTGAGGGATCAACGGGATCAAATGCTGATTATTACCAAGCATCTGGCCGTGGTCTTCCATCAGGAGATTGGACAGAGTTGGGAACTTGGGAAGATCCTGATAATGACGGATTCTTTCTTTCAAAATATTACCCAGATAATACGGGCTCGGTTCAAATTTGCGCGAGATCGGTGCAAATCGGTGGCGCTGTTTCTTCTGAGATCTGCGGGTCAACAATAGTTGAAGTCGTGAACCCTGAAAACTCAGCGATGTCACCACGTATAGAAATGACAAATGCTGATTTTAATTTTCCTGAAACGCTTACAAGCGGAACGTATAATTCCCAAGAGCCGCAATTCTACGTGGCACTCCAACCTTCTGGCGGTCTTGAGGTGACTGGAGATGCAAGATACCCATACATGGAATACATAGATTTGAGATATCTTGACGAAGGTAATAATCCCGTTTCTCGTTGGTTCTCAACTGATTGGGATGAATTCATTACGGTTGGGCAAACAATGGGAGATCCCGCCATAATGGGTGGTGACACCTTAACGGGCTGGCCTCTCAGAACACTGAGGATCGAAGCAATCTCTCATGCGCTCCCTAATTTAACGGCAACCCTAACAAAAACAATTGTTAACCCTGCTCCATCAAGCGGCGCACTGTCGATGCCAAAGGTCACGGCAAACAGTTTCGAGTATATCATTTCCCCACAAGAACAAATCCCAGATTTCAGCGGCGTTGTTTTCTGGTCAGGTGAAACGACTGTTTTTCCTGACATTGAGGATCATTTCGTCCGTGCAAGCTTGAATGGTTCCATTGGTTACAATGGTGCGTCGGGCTATCTATGGTGGGCGATTATTGACGATTTCACAACAGGCGGCATGATTATTAGCGGCCCTCAAGCGATGGGCCTTGTGGAGCTTGAAAGCCACACTGGATGGGATCTTGACGTAAACCCTTATTACCCTTCTGATTCCAGCGGTAACGAGCAGGCTGTTTTAAATGTCTCTTGGAGCAAGCACCAATCAGAAGATGTTATTGGTTATGAATTAGATGTTTACACTGACCAAGCTGATTATTACAGCGACTTTTTCGTAAGCAATGCGAACCAACAAGGAAACTCTGTTGAGCTAAGTATTCCCACTCCAATTTACGATAGAATGTATCAGTCTAAAGTTCGCGCCCTCACGTTCGACAACAGGCATGGCGCATGGTCCTCGGAAGGATCTGGCTATGCTGTCGGCCCAGCGTTGACGACGCTTGAGGTTCGAGGAGAAAGCACTTTCAGGAGACCTACGAGAGTTCTTATTAGTGGAAGCACTGTTGAAAACGGAACGTATGACATTGATTTCGGTGAGTCAAACATTCTGAACTTGGACTTGATTAATAGCACTGCGTTGGAAATCGGAGCGCAGACTGGATCTGTCAGAGATGGCGCAACTTATCTTATTAACGTTTATGCCAGCGGCGCAGGTGCGGTAAGTTTCAACACTACGTTTAAATGGCCCGATGGAGAACAACCCTCTTTCACTCAAGGGGAAACGGGGCTGATTGCCTGCACGAGTCTCGATACAAGCAACGTATTAGCTGTTATAAACAACAACTTCTCTTAATGATCACTTATCCCATCATATTCTTTTCTCAAACAGCAATTGTCATGTATGATGGTTTCGAGAATTATACCATCGGAAATTTTGACGATCAATCTGATCAATGGAAATACGGCTATCTGTTTTGGAACCCAAACCAACCAAACCAGAAAAGTGCGGACGTTGGGATGGAAGGGGTGGATATTGTTGCGGAGCAAAGGTTCAAGCTTCTACGCTCAGACTATGTAGACACCTCTCGCGTCGCAATTGAACCATCTAAAATGCAGTATAAGCGAAACTATGCCTTGACAAATTCTTCTAGTGCTTCTGGACAGGGTGTAGACCTAGAGAAGGTTGAATACTATCCATTTTTAAGAGGGGTCTTTGATTTCTTTGATGTTAGTGGCGAGGATGTTGCTGTGGAAAAGTTCAGATATTATTTCGCTTTTCCAAAACTCTACAAAAGGGATAGCTCTGAACAAGGTGTTGTCCTTAGCAAGCAAGAGTATTACCACCTCTTTCCCAAATTCTACAAAAGGGACGCGGCTTTTCAGGGCTTAGAAAAAACAAAAAGCAAATACTATTTAAAACATGCCCCAATGCAATCGAAGGATATTGTGGGAGAAAGCATGATTCTTAACAAGCTGGAATATTTTGCTGAAAAAAGTAGGCTTGCTTCTGTAGATGCGTCTATGGTCAGCATCAGCTTTGACGCCTTTTACTCACCAGAAATTGGAGAGCTTTCCGAACAAAAAGAAGAGGCTTATTTACAAGCAAGATTTTTCGGGGATATTCTTACGCCATAAAAATGTTAAATATTACGACACAGGGATTTCTTTCTTGGGCTGTTTTAAATAGCGAGCGAAAGATAACAGATTGTTCAGAGGGGAGACAGCCAAACTTGATCCTTGATGTTGGGCTTGATGGTATCGCCACGAAAACATGGGCCGCATCATTTGAATTCTGTGCTTTTGGCGACGGGACTTCCGAGCCAGTTGTATCTCAGACTTCATTGGACTCTGAATTGAGCCGATCTAATGTTTATGCCTTTGAAGATGACTCTCAGGGAACTACTCTTTCTGGCGATGTTTTGATTTTAAAAAGAACCTTCCTTTCCGCTCCAGTTGAATCCGAAACGACCTTTACAGAAATCGGACTCGCCGCAGAATCTACTGGTGATTTATTTTCAAGAATCCTTTTAAGTTCGCCCGCAGCAATTCCAGCGGGATCTACGTTAGCCATTCAATATGAACTATATGTGCATTTTGATCCAGCAAATGTCCCCTTAAGAATTGACAACCCTATAGATGGGCTATCAATGGATGGTGTTTTACAATTCCAATACGCTGGAATCGCAAGTGTTGATACCGTGGGGACAACCGTCATTTACGACAATGGAGATTTATGTAACGAGCCCTCCCAAGCGGGAAACGGGTTTCTTTCTACAGATGATGCTGCACCTGCGACATTTTCAAATAGCGTGGATCGTAGCCTTGCCACGAATTTAGAAATCAGCGTTCTTTTGCAATCATATACACTGGGATCTTTTTATAGAGACAAGCTTGTTCGCCTTTCCCCCATCGAGGGGCTTGATGTCTCATGGGGCAGCTTTGGAATGGGAGCCTCTACACAGCCATATAAAAACACGGGGCTAATTTATGTTGCAAGCGCAAACTTTGATAAACTGGGCACCTACTTGAACCTCACATTCAGACATTCTTGGGGCCGCTGGCCATCCTTAAACTCCCCAGAAGCATACAGAACCTTGTTCTACTCTTTAGAGGAAGACGCTTCGATCTTCTTAAAACAAAACCCTCTACTTACATACTTCGGTCTATCGATTGATTAAAAGTAGAATTTTAGTGTAAATATTATAAAATAAGTTAAACATGCCAGACACAATATTCGATACAAAAGCTCTAACGACTGGAGTCCGCCCCCTTGACACAACAGATTGGGAATACTACTCAACCCCCTCTGGATACAAAACACTTGTAAAGGAAATTCTTTTTTGCAACTCGTCTAGTGGGGACATGAATGCAAACTTATACTTTGTCCCAAGCGGCGAGGTGGTTTCTGAACAAGTCAAATACTTCTCTGAGTTTCCAGTCCAAGAAAACACCACCAATATTGCATCGTTAAATACTGTTATGGAAGCTGGGGATTCGATTCACGCAAGTATAGAGGTGGAGCCTTCTGGTGGTTATGTAAATATGAAAATTTCTGGCATTGAAATTGGATAAGGTAAAAATGAAAAAGAGAACAATAGAAGAAAAGATTGTCACAAGGGTCCATGGAAATTATCAATGGCTTGTTATTGACGGCGACGAAGTTGTTAAGACCTCTTCTGGCCACAACCATATTTTTGGGTCAGGTCTTGATTATGTGAATGACCTTGTATGGGCAGACTGTTTCCAGTGGTGTCGGTTAGGGGATTTTACAGATCCAACAGGCTCTACGGGAGATTATGAAAGCGTGTATGGTGCCGCATTTCAGAGCCCAATCCTTGGTGGCCTTGGTGTCGCGGGTCCAACCGACTTCTTTACTGGCTTCATTGTCGCCCCTTATAGTTTTAGTGGATGTAACACGTCTGGGCTTTTTGGAGAGAACGGAACAGAAACTGGAATCGTCATGAGACGAACTTGGGATTTCGCCGAAAACCCCGTGGGTGAAACGGGCGAGACACCAGATGTTATCTACACAGAAGTAGGGTGGGCTCCATACGAAACGTCCCCTCTTTTCTCCCGAACACTTACTCATAGCGGAGATCCAACAGAGCATTCCCCAATCGTTCTTCAGGAAGGGCAATTTTTACGCGTCATATACGAGTTAAGTGTTGCATACGACTCTGGACACCAGTTTTATACTGGAAGCGTTATTACGGGGTATACAGGTGTTTCTTCGGGGCATGCAGGAATCCAAAGCCTTGGACTATCCTCAGTTGACTCGGAAGGTCTCACGACTTTCTACGATGACACCAGCGGAGCCAATGAACCTTCGGTTGTCGCGTGGGGCTTTCTTTCTGACAATGAAACAGAACTTGCCCCTATTGGAAGCGACGTGGATCGCTCGGTTGCAGAATCTGGCTACCATGAAAATAGATGTCATCACTTTACCTATACTTCTGGATCTTATACAAAGACCAAACGATTCTTTGTTTCTGGAGATTTTGCGGATTATACTGGTTGGAAAAGCATGGGACTAGGAGTAGCGCAATCAGACGCTCTAACCGAAAGTGGATTCACTGCCGCAAATAATAACTACGTCTACATATTTGATGAAGGGTTCAACAAGGAGCAAGACTTCGTTCTAAACGTTCTATTTAGGTATTCGTGGTCAGGGGTTGACTAATGGGTCAGTATAACGACCCGTATATTTACAGTCATTTTGGGGACAACGCGTTAATTGTTCCTCGCACTACTTCGTTTTTGATGCCCTTTACAAATCGGGTATCTGAGTGGGAAGAGATTATGGTTGGCGTTGCCGTTTCTGTTGTCAAGAACAAGGGGGTCACAGGTGGCTTTAACTCTGAGTTTGCTCAAGCAGACCAGTCCCTGTCGTTTGGAGGGAACAATGACTTTCTAAATAGGCTTTGCTATGGAATAAAAGACTCTGGTAGGGACTATGTAGATGTGGGAGAAATTGGATCTGATTTTATTGGCATCACAAACGCTGACGAAATAAGCGGAGACTCGTCGATCCTGTTGAATGGCGGAGAGGTCCACGTAAATATGGACTCCGACGATGGCTTACACATTGGTTACCAAGTGGATGCGGCAAACTCTGACTTTGAAAGCGGCGCACAACAATTCAATTTTGGCTCGCCTTCAGATATGATTGGCACAGAAGGGTATTGCTCCTACTGGCTTTTAAAAACCGCAGTAACAAACAAGGGGCTGGTTTCTCAACAGGTCCAAGTTGGATTCCAAGAGATCACTGGACAGACCACATCAACCCGTGGAAATTTTATCTCTGCAACAAAAAACTTTTCAGCAGACTACGAAACCGCTGTGATGGATTATAATGATGGAAGCGCCTTTGATTTACCGCAAGCGCTTTTCATCAGGTGGCCATTCACAAGAAGCGTTTTGAGAGTTCACGCCTTGTTCGTGAAAGCTCTAGTCGTCACCACTACTTAAAGCGTAGACGTTGCAGCTTTTTTGATCTGGCTTATGAGCTTCCATATGAGCGCAATTGGAATGTCTTTCCAATCCTCCCATTCTGACGCATCCTTGATTCCCTTTTCTACTAAAAATCTTCTGAACTTTTTAAAGCTGTCAAGCTTCGTCATTTTTCCATCCATCTCAGTAGAATAGTCAGCGGCTATCACTGCAAGTGTCTGTGAAGGGTCTGTTGCTCCGACATCTTCCTTCCCACTTTCGTAGGTTGCGTCTGCTACCTCGTCCTTCCCGACAACCTCAATATTCAAAGCATTTCTGATTGCTCGAACAAAACTTCTATTCGCGGCGATACTCTCCAGAAACGCTTGGTAGTTGTCGCTGGTGTTGTGGACTGTTGCGTTCGCAGTGCCCGTATAAGTGAGCGAGTTAAAGCTTGTTTCATAGTTTGGGATGACTTCAACAGTTGTTGAAACGACCGCTCTTTCAAAGCTGGACTCACACACCTTTCTTGAAACGTTATTTATTCCACGGATTCTTGCAACCTCTTTAAAGCCAGCAAGTAAGATCAAAAGCTGTTCATCCTTATATTCTTCTGGATTTTCAACATCTGCCAAGGATTTTCCCTTCGGCATCTCTATATTATTTCTTTCGAACCACTCATCAAAAAAGACAATGTGTTTTTTCGGAATCATTGCCTTCCAGTTAACCGATCCATCCTCATTAAATTCATGGGGAACATTTTCGAGCAGTCCATTCTCGTCACGCTTATACCTTTTCACCATTTCTGCGCGATTATCATCAAATGTTACTTTCTCTGGGCGACCCCCTTTCTTTTTCGCAGGTGGCACTTGAACGGCATCTTTGTCTTTTTTTTCCATGTTGTTTACTTTCTAAATAGGTAAAAATAGTTTGATTCTTTCCAGAATTCTTCCTCGTCAATAATCGGCTTCACATTGCTGTTGAAATTTTCTATCGAATTCCCCGCAATCATATCTGCTCGACTAAGAAAAATCTTTCCGTTTGAAAGGATAAATTTATTTGCTTTATAAAAAACATTGTAGCAGGACTCTTCTTTCAGGTCAAGCTTTTCTTTTGAAAACTCAGTATCTTCCAAGATTGAATAATCGAAGAATTTAAAACGCAAGGCGCTTAATTTCTCCTTGTCTTTTTCTTTTGTGATTAATTCAATCGGGACGCCAGTAGAGGACACCTCTTCCAAGTAGCCCAACTCAGTCTCCAGCGTAACCTCTAAAGAGAGTTTCTTGATATTGTGTCGAAAAACTCGAAGGTAATGAGTGTTGATGGGCTTGTCGGAAATTACATGAACCTCTCTTTGACTCGCCGTGCTTGCCATTATTTTTTCGTCAAAATTATAATCCATTCTGATGTTTATCAGGCCACCTGACAAGTATTCTTTGGGCAGGATATGGTCTGGAACAAATTCAACCGTCACATCACCACTATAACTTGGGCCAAAAACCATTGACTCATGCTTGAATTCTGAAGAGTCTAAGCCCAGCAGGTCTAATGCAGCCTGAACAATCTGCTCTGGCTTTATAAGGTCTACCATTTTTGGGCTCTCCTCCTTTGCAAACGTTGGAAGGTTACCATCTCGATCAGATTCAATCAAGCGGGCCTTGTCTTCATTCACAAAGTAAGGGCCATGGTTCTTGACTGTCGTTGCTCCGTAAACCGCGACGAGTGGAACCTCGAAAGCGCCGCAAACGTGTGCGGAAAAACTATCGTTCCCTAAGTGCAGCGAAGAGTTCTCCAAGATATAGCAGGATTGATGGATGTTGCTCTTCCCCAATAGGTTATGGCAGTGCTTGATCTGAGGATCTTTCTTCATTCCTATCTGAACTAATTTGTATCCATTCTTATCTAAAAATGGCTTCAGCAAATCAATTACTTCTTGCCAGTAACTGTAATTTTTCGAATTCATCCCAGAAGAGGCATGAATCGTTACGTATTTTTCAAATGGGAGTGGATAATAAGATCTGAAAACGAAAGGCTTCCCTATCTTCGATCCAGTTGATAAGGCATATGATGTTAAAAGTTTCAACTTGCACCTTTCATTTCGTCGAGTTCTAGATTGAATGCTAAGTTTTCGTTAGAAAGATAATTCAGCATTTTCTGTGTTGAAATTGTTGGCAATAAAAAGACATCAACGATAGGCTTTCTTGCCGCCTGACCAGTCATAAGCAATTCATTTTCAAAGGTTGGGTGAAACGGAATCGTCTTGTAGACGTGTCTGTTCCCCATGAAAACATCTGGGTATTCTGTCGAAACATAAAGGTCGTGGTCTGGGTATTGCCTTTTCAAAGATTCAAACAAGGCAGTCACCATAAAACAGTCTCCTAAGCTTTCCTTGATAACAAGTAAGATTTTTTTGTTCCCCGTATCATCGAAGAACTTGCTGACTTCTGTCTTTTTGTTCTTTTGGTTTTCCTGCATCGCAACTCCACGAAAATAACTGAGGATTTCCCCTCGGGGCTTTCCCTTTTTCAACTCTCCAATCCAATACAGTAATCCCTTGTCATCCTTTTTGATGTCTTTAAACAGGAGAATATTATTGTAGAGGGATCTCAACCAGACTTCATTATCTTCAACTTCTGGTGGGGCGTAATCAGGTTGCAGCGTGGGCTTATCGAAATTCCAATCCCATTCTACTAAGGGCATCGTGTCGATAATTCTTTCAAGCTCCTTACCAATTACTTCCTCGCTCATGTTTTCAAGAACATATTTCCGCGCTTTCTTCCCTTCTTTTCCCCTTTGGGCCGCAGTCATTTTAGAAACCTTTTTCAAGCCCTTAACTATTGACCTTACGCTACTTGCAGATTTAATAAATTCAGTTCCAGGTTCTCTATACTCCTCCCATTCGATAGGTAGACCACCGCTTTTTGCAGTGCAGTATTCTTTTCCGCATGAATAATCTGTGGCAAGTGTGATAAGCTCCGTAAGTTTGGCTTCCTGAATAGGGATCTCCTGACCCCCTGAAGTGAACGGATGGCAATAAACGTCCATCAAATTGTAGATCTCGTTTAGCTGGTGCTCGTTGACTCCCTCTGAAATCGTTACTGTTGTCTGAGATTTTCTTGTCCTACATATCGGGCAATCTTTATTCTGCCCTTTAGACGTATCAATGCTGGTTTTTTTCCACTCTTCTGCTGGAAGCTCAAATGGTTTTATCTCGTATCTTTTGCACGCCCGACAATAAAAAGTTGTGAGAACTCGATTTGGATCGATGCCAATCTCTTTCATACGTGCGGGAATATTCCAGCCACGAGCCTCTGACCAATGAGTATGAAGCAAAAGGTATGCGTTTGACTGAGGGTTTTGGTTGCAAAACATTTTAAATGCCTGCAATAGCTTGACTACTGACTTTCTCAGTTGATTGCGAAAAACAAACCCAATAATAAATGCGTCTGGGGCGAGGTTCAAGCGTTTTCGAAGGAGGAGCTTTTCCTCTGGTTTAAAAGGGAAGAACTGCTTTGTTTCAATTGCTCCGTGCAAAGTCTTTACATGGTTATGCCCTAATTCATGTAGCGCATCTTCAGCAAACTTAGACCAAACGTAATAATTCTTAATGTGCTCTGCGGCATTTATCGCATCAGGCAAGATGGGGAGGCTGTCAATCGTTGTGTGGATCATGCAGTTCACCTTGTTCCACCATGGCCTGTCAAAATACCCATTGAAGGCCCAGATGTCTTCTGTCCCAATATAAATATCAGGCTTGTAGTCTTTTATCATTTTGTCAATATGATAATCCCCATAATTCACCGCACGTTTTTTAATCTCTTGGTCGTGTAAATTAAGACCTGCGAGAATCTGCTGCCATTCAGCTTGAGAGTCGGGCAAAGAACCCTTGCACTCCCAAGGCATTGTTTCTAATTCTGGGTTATTGAAATTTGCGCCTGTTGCGAATTCAACTACTCGATATTTTCCCGTGCTATACAGGTATTTTAAAACTGCCTTACAATGTCTTCCAAATCCCGTCTTACTTTTGGAATGGTTAGAATGAAACAAAATGGTTTTTTTATCCATATCGAATAATAAGCAATAATTGATAAATTTCAACAAAAAGGGGCGCTTTAACGCGCCCCAATTCACTAACAATCAACTGGACAATTAATTAAATGGATTTTCCCCATCCCCGTCAATCTTGATGTCATCATTACCCTCAGAAAAAGCTCCTGCGGTGTCATCTTTCTGCGTATCTGCCTTAGGCCCTGAAAAGGTTGGTCCTGCTGAGGTTGGTCCTGCTGAGGTTGGTCCTGCTGAGGTTGGTCCTG